AAAGCAACGATGTTTCCTGTCCACGGCCCTGCATCCAAAAGCTCCATCACATGCGACTGCTTGTGTTGTGCAGGGTCATCTGCAATCTCATTGTTTGTGTAATCCACCGTAAACAGATACTTAGCCGGATACATCTCACCATCAATCTTTGCCAGCCAAGGGCACGGTGTACACCGATCAAGCACATATACAGAGTGCTCTCTGGAGCTACAATCCCAAGGCTGTGCTGCCCATGTTGGCATCGGTTCAGGCCACTCTTCTAGTGGTGTGTCTGCAACTAATCCTGTGAGCGGCATCCTTGCCCACATCGCACCGCCGTGAAGATTCGGTTCATCGTTATCGTAGGTTTCAGCCCCGGTAAATATCACCTGAAAGCTCAAGCTACGACACGGCATGGTGGTTACGGCGATTGCCATCGCATGTAAGAACTCACCGTGATACTTGATGTGGTTGTGTGTGTATTCCTTCCTAACCCAGCACTTGAAGTACGGGATATTGCTTTGCAAAAAAGCCATTAATAATAGTTCGCTTTTCTTGGATAAAGGGGTTCATCTTCTTCATCGGAGGTCAGGCGTAAAAAGCCGCCCTGACGAAATCTAAGCAGCGCCTGTGTCGATGAGTCCACAAGGTCATCGTGTTCGCCAGAAGGAAACGCAGCGAACTCCTCGATCACCTCTTCAGCAAACCGTGTACCTGGTGCCCACACAATCCCTGACGCAAACAGATCCGATACCGCGTTTACACGGCTGATTTTATCGTTACCCCTAGATGGGGTGTATTCACCAACAGGTATACCCATCGCTCGTAACTCAAAGATCAGCGGCGTACCGGCAGCTTTGGCTTCCACGATACAGGCATCAGGTTGCCAATCGGTGTAAAATTCTAACGCTGCCTTTTTTAGTTCTGGGAACTCTAGGCGTTCTTTGAGCGCATCCAGCAAGATAATGTTCGGCTGCATCAGCCCTTCATCGTCGGGCCTGTAGAAAACACCCCACGTTGTGCAAGCCGAGTAGTCCGAGCGTTGTGTCTTCAGAAACGCTGTATCCCAAGACTGAATAATAAACTCACACGGCGGCGGGTGCTCATCTTCCCACTCACGCCACCACTCCCGCTTGACCAGCGCACCTTCCTCTGAGGTTGGGTTCTGCTGATACTGGGCATTCCATTTCGGTGCCGGTAACTCATTACGAAGCGCGGTCAACTCTTCTAGTGACCAGAACTCAGGCCACAAAGCATTGCCAGATGGCATGATCGCGGGGAACTCAATCACCTCCCACTCATCCACACCAACACGCTGTACCGATGATTTGATAATCTGTCCTGTCAGATCCCGTTTATGCCAACGGGTCATCACCACAATGATCGCACCACCAGGCTGTAAACGCTGACGTGGGCCAGAGGTGTACCAGTCATATACTCGATCAAAGACACCTGCATCTGCACTCTGGCCTTCTTGCTCAGAATGCGGGTCATCGATGATCAGCAGATCCGCACCTTTACCAGTCACGGCACCACCAACACCAATAGCGAAGTATTCCCCGTTCTTACTGGTGCTCCATCGACCAGCAGCTTTGCTATCGGATCGCAATCCTAAACTCGGAAAGACTGACTTATAGTCATCGCTGTCAACGAGGTTTCGCACCTTACGACCAAAGCCCACAGACAACTCCGCGGTATGTGCCGTCTGGATGATCTTTTTCTCAGGGAACCGACCTAGAAACCAAGCAGGCAACAGATACGAAGCAAACTCTGATTTGGTATGCCTCGGCGGCATGTTCACGATCAGTCGTTTTAATTCACCATTGGCAACGCGCTCGAAAGCATCTGCCATGATCTTGTGGTGCCTGCCTTCAATAAACGCAGGCCAGACATACTTCGTGAAACCCATGAAACTGTCACGGGCAGCTTCTTTACGCTCTGCCTCTTCCAAAGATTCTAAAAGATCTAGGATCTCTTTTTGCTCTTCAATCGGAAGATTCGGTATGGATTTGAGAAGCTCAGGATCTATTTTTGGCATAAAGCTATGAGGACGTACTCTTGAGAACGTTCGCTAAGAACGTTAACTGTTTCTTAGGCCACCGACCACCCCTAGGTGGCCTACGTCCGTAATCTCGAACGTCCTCTGTTAACTTTCGTCACGTTAGCACATTGAGTCGCTTGACAACGTATGTCAACAACTATCGCAAATTTTTTTGAAAATTTTTTTCGCGTATGGGACTCCTGGCACACTTCCTGAGAAAAAAGGGTCGTGGTACGTTGGTTTACTAGTTTGCTCAGAATTTTGGGTGTCGTTTGTGTGTTTTACTATGTATATACAGCTAGGTACGCGCACGGCTACAGGGGGGTGGCCCAGGGCCTGCCTCGAGCACGGCCCAGAAAAACAGGCTCCCCTTATGACAACCGTTATGGTTCGTGGGTCATTGGATACAAACTGTTAGGGTTAGTGGAGCGGTTCGTTCGACTCTTCTGCTTTCGCTAATCGCTTCTGAATTTCGGCAGCGACTTCTTCTGCCGTTCTCTCTGTCGTTACTTGCTCCACCTTGTCGCTGAACAATGCAACCGTCCTACCCAGTAACTGCGCCGCGGTTAGTTGGGCTTGCGTCGGTTCGTCTCCTGTTGTCGGATCAATGCCATCCTCAGTCCAACGTCGAAGCTTGCCCACCACAAGTTCTCTGTCCGAGACCGCTTTGCGGGATATCGCCCGATGCTTTTGCTCCGTAATCTGATCAACCCTTGCGGTAACCTTGGGGTTCTTCATCAACCGACTCGCCTCACTGTGTACCGTCGAATCCTTGCCACTGCTGTTGAACGCTTGCCGATACGCTGCCGACTGATCATTACCCCCAGCGATCAGTTGCGCGAAGTACTCTTGTTTTGGTGTGAGTTTGTCTGCCATCGCTGACTCCTGATGAAAACGTCATTTTGATTTGCCTATATAGGTGCATCAAACCCACGCACCACATACCATAGCCTTTATCAATCAATAAGCCTGCTTTCGATAGAAACAAACGATGTAAATAATTACCCTCATTGGTCGTTGTACACTTGACATAGGTCTACCCAACCCTAAAATCAGCTCATCTTATAATTAAACGCAAACAGGAAAACCTAATGACCAAGACATACACCTCACGCACCTCATTAGTCTTCGACACCGCTACCAGTATTTGCGAGATGAAGAACATGCGGGAACGCGCACAATTTGAAGCGTTCAACCCCCACGGCTTGTTAGCTCAGAAAAAGCGCAACGACGACATCATTGGCAAGCTAGTTGACGACAAGATCGTGCCGGTTGGTTGGGAACTTGCGTATGGGTTCGCATCAGGCGACGACAAACAGTTGCTTGTGTTGGCATGCAAGCAGCGCGTCTCGGGACGTGATTTGAGAGTGGCGCAGTCAATGATGCAGCAACACCTACAACTGCAAGAAAAGAAAATTGCAGAAGTAACGGAGGTATAACCCATGATTGCAACGTCCACCACCACCGCCAAGGCCACTGCCCGTGCAGTGCGCCTCTGGATTGAAGGCGCGAAGCTCACCGCAGCGGGATTTGAACCCGACACTGTTTACCGAGTCCTTGTAAGGGAGACCACCATCACTCTAATCGCCAAGTCATATCCTTGGGAGTTTAGCCACAAATCAGTGATTCTTGATCCTGTAGATGGTGACCGCCGAGTGACTAAGGCGATGCGTAATGGCAAGCCTCGCCCGATCATTGATCTGCACTCGAAAGATGTCGCGGCGGTGTTCCCCGCTGGCACCAAGGTGCAAGTCCGATATCAAGACGGTGTCATCACTTTTTCAAAATCATTGGAGTCCTAAGATGAACGCACCCTACACCCAAGGCGACGGTAAGTGGCACAGTGAGTACATGGCGATGGTTAAGACCTTGTCCAACGATTCACTGAACTATGTGATCGAAGACTGCCGCAACGCGATAGAGGCGTTGCCTGAGAATCCCAAGTGTGAGCAGTACATGGACGAGATCCATTACTGCGCCACAGAGTTGCGTCTTCGCAACGAGGCAGCAGCACCCCATGACAACGCCGTGAAGGCGCAGATGCGACTGCATGCCGCGATATGCGACAAGCCTACTCACCGTCACATCGCCGCAGCGCAAGACCAGTTCGATATTGCAGAGCAAGCCTACGATGTCGCTGACTATGCGCGGTGCTCAGATGCTTGCCATGTTGGGCTTGCTGTACTGAGGGTGAAGTAATGCAGTTACTCGCAAACATTCTTTTTGGGCTGGGCATGCTGGCAGTGTCACTACTGCTGATCACGTCAGGACTATTCCTGACTCATGCTTACTACATCTCACCCGAGGGGGCGCATTGGATATTTTCCTTCGTGGCACCCGCATTCATCCTGCAAGGCTACGGCATGGTTGTAGTCTGGGTTCTACAGATACGAGGAGATATCTAATGGAGACTATCGCAACCTACCGCGTGACTGAAGGCGATGATCGCCGCGAGTTCACAAACATGTTCGACGCGCTGCGCTACGCGGTGCGTTCTGAGGGCATGAACGAGGTGTCAGTGTGGCACCACACCGGCGATCGGTTAGCTAATGGTTTTGCCTACAAAGGCGAGGACAGCCTCAAGATGGTAGACCGTGTGGTGCTAAACGCCAACGCCAACCACCCTTTGTTGACCCTCATGCCTGAGACTTGGGTGGATTTGTACAGCGATGTAGCCGAAGACCTAGCCCGTGCTGAAGGAGTTGTGCTGGAAACCTATGTGTGCCCTGACGGCGACACCCACTACACCGACGAAGGTCAAGAAGCGTTTGAGAGATTCGCAGACCAAGCAGAGCAACTGATGATTGACTCAGGACTGCAAAAACTAATACCAAAATTTGGATACTTTCAATCAAGAGGTGGCTTATGAAACTCACGGCAGACAAAAAACTCATGGCTAACGTATATGTGCTCAGCCAGTACTCGAAGATCGACGGGCACACTCGGACTATCGGGGTTTACCCGACAATGGAACGTGCGGAGCAATCAAGGGCGAAGCAAGATGAAATGTGGCCCCAAAGTATTAACAGCATCACCGAAACAACGTTGTATGACGCAGCAGATCTAGAATTTTACATAGACTAAAACCAGGAGCTTACCTATGAGCAGTTTCGACAACAAAGAACAGTGCGATTCGTGCGGCGGATATTTCCACGAACGCAGCATGACATTCGAGGACAGTGCGATGTGCGTGACGTGCCGCGATGAAAGCGAAGGCGAGGCTACAGAGTCTGCGAGACCAATGGCGGACGAGTTCATGCGTCGAGTCTCTGACAACGGTTACACCATTATCCACACCGGAGGGGGATGCACCGCCTTCGCAAAAAAGATCGGACTCAACGAAATCTTGATCACTCAGGATGCCAGTCATCAGATCTACCTAGATGACATACGCGACGTTGGGGTGGTGATTGGCGTCTACCTTTATGAACTCGAAGGGCAACATCTGTTCTTCGTTAACCCAACCCACACCAACTGGGAAATGATCTATGGGCTAGTTGAGCAAGCCGAGAGTGTTGCGAAAGCACTTGATGGCATACAAGCGTTCCAAAAAATTGAAGCCTAGGAGGCCACTACAATGAGCGATGCCAAAATGACTGAAGCTATCTTAAAGACCGCAACTGACCTCACAGTAGGCGTGATTGGTGCCTACATTGAAGAAGACAACCCAAACGGGTTCGATGAGGGGGGCTATCCGATAGTCCACGATCTAGGCGAACCAACCGCGCTTGAGGACGCTATCCACGCGCTCACCGAGTGGGCACTCAACTGGCACGATCTAGGCGAACCGCCCAAGGCAAAGAACGAAGCCGAGTATGCGCTAGCAATCCTGCAAAGAGTGCAAAACAAGTACGCGCCAGATATTGCACAAGACACAACCAACGGCTAGACTATTAACCAACAACTCATAACAATTAAGGAACAACCCATGAAAGCAGAACTTAAAAAGCAAATCGTTGACCAGATCATTGAGATAGTTGGCGAAGGCGGATCGTTTCAAGCAGGATTCTCCACGCTAACCGCGATGCCAACCAACGCACTCACGGGCGAGAAGTACCGTGGATTTAACGCCTTTTGGCTGGGCTTTTTCGGATGCACCAAGGTAGCTACGCTCAAGCAGTGGGCGCAACTGGGTTATGACTGCGCCGGACTAGGTCAGAAGGGCAAGAACGTAGGCATCAGAATCACTACCGGCTTCAACCTATACGACAAGAAAGAGCAACCCGATGGCTCTACAAAGAAGGAATACAAAGGGAAAGGCTTTGGTTCCGCCATCGTTTACCGTGCCGAGGACGTTGCCTCTTTCGAGGACGGTTCGCCTTACCCGATAGAAGTGCCTGAGATGATCGACACCACTGAGCGCAACGCCAAGGTGGACGCATTCATTGCCAACTATCACAAGGCTACCGGCGTGAAGCTTACCCGCAACCCCGTGGGCGGTGCCTTCTACCAGCCGTCCACAGACACAATCAACATGCCGATGCCGGAGCAGTTCAACGACACACCCACCAGCACCGCCACCGAGAACATGTACAGCACACACTTGCACGAGGCAGGTCACTCAACAGGACACAAGTCGCGCCTCAACCGACTGGAAGACAAGAGCAAGCGAGGCTACGCCTTCGAGGAACTCATTGCAGAGCTTACCGCGGCGATGCTTTGTGTGGAGTTGGGCGTGACCAACGAAGCGCGAGAAGATCACGGACACTACGTTGCGTCATGGTTGACCGCACTTGGCAATGATGTTGACTACATCTTCAAGGCCGCAGCCGAAGCGCAGAAGGCGGTGGATTACATCATCAAGGCCCAGCCTGAGAGCCAAACTGAGGAGGCAGCGTAACAATGCAAGCAGCAGCGAAAGGCAAGTCGGTAAGTCATTACCTCCAAGCGGTTACACCGACAGATGTACTCACTAATAAACGGTACAAGGTGCTTGGCACCCCGCTGAAAGATTGGTTGGTATGCAGTCAGTGCAAGCGACAACAGTTGCATCACGCCCAAAACGGTAATGACTTCGAGCGTAAGTGCTGGAGTTGTGGGGCTGACCATACGCAATTTATGTACATGGATGAACTTGCGCGTGAACTGATAGACACAGGTCAATCCGAGAACCTGTATCGGTTCAAACGGTGAGCGATTCGTTTTACATATTGACCGCTACCCATGATGACCAAGCAGGTCAGAACAAAACAACGTTCAGCACAGAAGTGGCGTTGCAATGGTGCAACGAGCGCGACAGTGAAGGCTACAGGCTTTTCATCCAACGCTACAAAAGAAAGAAGTGGAAGATGATTTCACTCGAAATACTAAGGAATCCTGAGCTAGAAGAGGAAGAAGAATAATGCGAATGCAAATGGCGCAAGTGATCTATTTGAAGGAAGAGAAAGGGTCTCAGGGGTTACGACTCAAGCTTTGCGACAAGTCGTACTTGACCAGTGAGTCGAAGCAGCACCTTGCTGATTTGCAAGTGCAGATCAATAACGTGAACAAGCTATTAGGGAGGAACCAATGACAGACCCAAGCGATATGACTGAGCTTGACGTAATCCTTGATGGACTAACTGGTGCTTTCAGAGCGTGGATTGAGGCCAGCGAGGAGGTTATCGAAATCGAGACCAACTACAAAGCATTCTGCTCTGCCACCAAAAAGGCTCTGATGGACGCTGGTGCGAGCGCGACTAAAGCAGAAGCAAATGTGCAAGCTAGTCCTGATTGGTCTGATAAATACCGCGAACTCCAACTGGCTAGGCTAAGGGTGCAAAAAACGCTCAAGCTGATGGAGATTAAGCGGATGGAGTTTGAGGCAGAGCGCACCAAACAAGCTAACCTGAGGCAGATCCGATGAGCGAGAAGTTTATCCACGACATGCGGGAAAAAGTGATCAAGATGGAGAAGATCAGCGAAATCCAGGAGACCCTACAAAACATGGCAACCTTGATGGTT